CTAAAGGGATATGCTCAAGGAAGTCATAAGCCCTGACTTCATCAACTGAACTATCCGCAAAAGGGAGTCCCTGTCTTACGTCAGCGACTAAATCCGGCTTTACTTCCGGCCTCATGTCAATATTGACGTAACCCTCTTTGTGAGCATAACCGCATCCGAGATTTATTCGTTTCGTAGTATCAAAGGAATATAAGCGTGTCTGCCGCTGCCAGAAATCATATCCCCACTTTTCAGCAAGGTGTTTGTCACAATCACGGCATGTCTTCCCGTAGTCAATTTGCTTATCATCTTGCATCTGCCGGAAAGTCTGGCTTCCTTCGTGGTGAACGTAAACATCCCTTGCCACGCCGACCTTATGACCCGCCTGTTTTGCCTTGAAGCAGAAGTCTATCTCTTCCCCCGAACAGGGCCACATTGATTCGTCAAATTCGCCTATCTCTTCAAAAAGAGATTTCTTGAACACCATCAGGAAACCGATGACAAATGAAACGTCGTCTATGATCCCGGCGAATGTGTCCGATGCCTGTTTCGCCACTTCGTTCAGTTCGTTAATGTTTTCATAAATCGGAGCCTGTACCTTCTGCGCTCCCGCACAATATCCGGTAGTCGGGCCGACAATAGCGTATTCGTCAAGCAGGGATGCTAACTTGTTTATTGCTCCCGGTGTCACGATAACGTCATTATTCAAGAGGCAAATAACGTCGCCTTTCGCTTCACGAATCCCCTGATTAACTGCCGCGGGAAAGCCCAAGTTTTCCTCGTTGCGAATCAATGTCACATCCACGAATCCGGCATAAGGCTTTTCAATGGGCGGAATAGAGCCGTTGTCAACGAGGATTAACTCATAATCCTGTGTGTTCAGCCTGACGGCCTCAATGCACTCTTTGGTGAGTTCGTGTTGGTTATAAATAGGGATGATTACAGAGATCATGTCTTCCTCACCAGCACATTGTATTCAACGTAATATGACCATCCTCTTTGAAGCCCGTCCACTGTTTCAAACTCTTCTGAAGTCAACCCTTCACCACCCCTTCTGAACTCAACGATGCTTGAGCCGGTCACGGAAAATGTGCATTTATCGAACAATGCTTTTAGGTCCACCATTGCAGTATGAATTTCACTCGATGATGCGCTTGTGGAAAAGATAGTGAACTGAATAAGAATGTCATCCAGCTTTTCCGTAAAGGTATCATCCGGCCTTGATGATATGTGCTGAAACACGGCATAAGGCATGACCGTTCCTTCCGGTGTATAGGTGTTATACAACCGCCCTGTAATGTCCAACCAGAAGGCATTATGAACGCCACCGGTCAATGCGGTGAAGTGGTTATATAATCCTGTGTAAAAGTTCTTCATGCCGTTTCCTTACAAAGTAAATCAAGATACTCATTCGCCATATTCGGGTTAATAATTCCATTGATTGAAAAATACTTATATGCTCCCTTATCATCCCACTTAATACGCCACGTTGCTCTTATGTCTGGATTATAACGAATCCTTATTTGATGAGTCGTTATTGTTGATCTCTGTGTTGCTTGTACGCGCTCATTCGATTGGACATCCCAAATAGCGGCCCACACCTTATGCTCATCCTTCGCTGTTGCCCATGTATCGGTATAACCACCTAACCCGTCGGCAACCGATGTCTTGCTTTGAATCTCGATTCTCTTATTTAGGCTTCCGGCGTTCAGCATCGTTTTTATAAATCTCCCTTAAAAATCCACAGGCATTTGTTTTTCATTACTGCCTTGGGTGGAGGCGGTGGAGGCGGTGGTTTAACCGCCCCGACTTCTTTTGGTGTTGGATTTGATTGTTTTTTGCTCATTTTAAAAACTCCACAACTTGTAAGAATACAGTAAATTATAAACGGCCTTATTCTCATATATCTGCCGGTCTGTATGAATCTCCCTTAAATTATAAGAATCAGCGGCCAGCAATAAGATTGCCGCCTTGATAGCAGACGGGACATCAGTTGCCTTTGTCCATCCGCAAACAAAAACAATAGAGATCGGCTGAGAGGGATAAGCGGTAAAGGACGGCCAACTTTCACCGTAAGGCAGTACGATTCGCCCCCTGTCCGTCCCGTTTGTTTCCACAAGGTATTCTGTGGTTTCTGCTATAGTGGTTTCAACCCCGTCAGAATCCTTGTATTTGAGACTTGTGACAGATTGAAGGTTTCCGTAGGGCAGTTCGATAAAATCCCCGCTAGGGAATAAATCAAGGCAAATACGCCATGTCTGTGTCAATAATGCCCGAGCGGTAAAATCCTCCACTCGTTCCCGTGCCACTAAAAGGATCGCTTTTAAATACTCATCCTCATCGCTGTGGTCAATTCGTAAATGGAGTTTAAGTTCAGCCAAAGACACAGGTTCAAGAATCGGCCTGACAATACATCCCAGCCCTGTGGTTGCCGTTTCAGCGGTCAGAGGCACATCAGCAACCAGCATCAAGCCTTCAAGTTCGTAAACCGATCCGTCAGAGGCCGTGGCTTTACAGGTGATTAAATAGTCCGTCCCGTCCGTTCCGGCTTTTACCAAAACGAAAACAGACGTTCCTGATATTGACTGACTTCCCACTGTTGTGATTGTGGATGTAACATCCACTCCGGTTGATACTACCTTAGCAGAAACAACAGCCGACGAAATAGTCAACGTGCTTGCTATTGTCGAGAAATCAAATTCAATTTTATACGATTCACCTGTCTGCTTTGTGCGGAATCTGTCCATCATAATCCTCTTACGTATTTAACAACACTATCTGTTTTGGGGTAACTGATCTTGTCACCCGTAAAATTCAGCAAAACTTTTGAACCGCCATCTGGATATGTAATCTTGCTAAATATTGCTTTGGAATCTGTGCCGACCATCGCCGCATATTCGGTTAAGGTAAGTGCGTCAGTCACACAGGAAACATTGACCGCATCGGCTATATACCCAACTACCGCCGCATATTCGGATAAAGTCAGGGTTGCCGTGTCGCAGTCAACGATGATTCCGGCGTTGATGTTTGCCTTGTATTTTGTGAGGATCAGTTCGTCTAATTGACACCGTATATTTGTTGCGACGTTGACCGTGGCCTTGTTCGCTGTAAGTGTCAGAGTGTCGGCACTTGCTGAAATGCTCGTATCTGCCTTGATCCCCGCTTCGTTTTCAGTTAATGTCAGGCTTTCAACACTTGCTGAAACATTTACATTCAAATTAACGTCAGCCGGATATTCCGTTAAAGTAAGTTCTTTAACTCCCGCTGAAATACTGGTTTCGGCATTGACTGTGGCTTGATGTTCAGTAAGTGTTAAGGCGTCTGTGTTTGCTGATACCTCAATATCACCTGTCACGTTGACAGTGGCCGCCTGTTCGGTAAGAGTGAGCGCATCACATGAGGCAAGGATGTTTACGGCTGCGTTGATGTTTGAAGCGTATTCAGTAATGGTCAAGTTGTCGGTTGCAGCCGAAACACTGACGTTTAAATTAACATCAGCAGAGTTTTCGGTCAGCGTTAAACCGTCTGTCCCTGCGGCTACGCTTACATTCAGATTTACGTCAGCGGCGTTCTCGGTTAAGGTCAGGACATCCGTTCCAGCCGATACTGCAACACTTGAATTGATTGTCACCGTGGCGGCGTACTCGGTAAGGCTAAGAGCATCGCACGTTGCCGCTATGTTCTTTGCGGCGTTGATATTGGCTGAGTTCTCGGTGAGGGTTAAAGCGTCGGTTGTGCCGTTGACGGTTACTCCACTTGCCGCCGCCGTGTAGTAAACCCTCATTTTAACGTGTTCAACCGATGTAAACTCGCCAGAATCTGACGCAATGTGATTTTTAATCGCCAACTGGAACCCGAAAGTCGTCACGCCCACGATGTCAGTCTGCGCCCACGTCCCACCCAAAAGACTTGTCGCCCCACCATAAGTAGCGTCCGTTAGAGAGGTCGGCCATTTGGTTGCAGAAGCCAGATTATCCCCGTGTTGAGTACCGGCCTTGAGCATATACAACTGATAATCGTACTGTGAATTAGCCTCAGACCCTGCACGATTGATGACAAACTCAATCCCGTTGATCGTGGCCCCTGTGGGAATATCAGTAGAGGTAAAACCGAAATTCGTTGCAGTTAAATAGTCTGTCGGGTTTTTGTCGGCATTACCATTGGTACAGATTGTCGCATTATCAGAATCATCGGCCTTGATGTTGTCGCAACCAGACCATAAATTATACCCATTGTTCGCATTCGCCGCAGTTCCGGGGTATTTGTAAGCAGTTACCGCCATTACTTCACCGCCGTTACAGCAGATTTTAAAACAACAACCCCATCCCTAATCTCTTTCTCAACTGTGGGCATCTTCCCGTCAATCTTTGCCTTTAAAATACCAATCTCGGCCTCAGTCAAATGAGGGCACTCAACCAAAAGGTATTTCGCAGTTTCAGGCTTGTAAACCTTGTTCACAATCATCAGGCGTATCTTCTCGTCCAGTTCCTTGCCGACGGTATTCAAGCACCACGCTCCCCACTCGTC